GCTCCTAATTTAAGACCTTTTCTATATGCTTGATAAGATGAACCTGCCATACAAATAATAAATATTATTGCTTCAATAATCATATAAACTTACGTGTAATTTCAGTTCTAAAACCTTGTTTTCTCATGCCTATTTCAAATTTTATTGCGCTTTTAAGCGAATCAAATAAATATTCTGCCACCCAACTTGAATTGGTTGGCAATGGTTGTTTTGCTTTAACTTCGTAAGCTACTTTTTTATCTTGTGTAGACATATACATCCCATTTTTGTGACTTGCTAAGTGGTATAAATTGATCGTATGCTCTTGGATGACGACCTTCTGCTCGAGCAATCGAAGCTCTTGGTCCTCTACCTTGACATTTGACATAGTATCTAGGTAGCTTTGAAGGTTCTACATTAGAATATCCATTTTCAAATCTATACTTAGAAGCTCGTTCTTTCCAACGATTTTCTTTATTAATAATACTTACTGTTTTACGAACTGTTTCCAATTCTAACATATCGCCTGCACTTTCAACGTGGGCAGTCATCACGTAATTTTCAGATCCTCTCATTATAATTCCTCTATTTGTTTTAAAATTGTTTCAACTTCATCTTCTGTAAGATGTCCTATTACATCATCAGTAATTGGAGTACCATAACAAAGCTCACCACCTTGTAATACAGCCAATTCCCAAAGATTATTTTTGAATCCATAAGATCCTTGATGTCTAATAACTGAAGCACCATACCCGTTACTAAACTCATAGGTCTTTTGAATTCCACCATTCATTTCATTTACCTCTGTTGGTATAAACATTAATGACTCCTTAATTGTCCGTTTTTAAATACACCTTCGAAGAAGAATTGATTAAACCAATCTTCAATATCTTCATCGGCAAATTTACCAGTATTTGAATTTAATGCAGTATTTCTTAACCACATGCTAGTCCAAGCAAGTGATGTATTTCTATCATTGACTGGTTTAGCTGTTAAGAGCTCAAACTCACGAGGAGTAATCTCTACTTCTTCTGGTATTGTTGTAGCAATATGTTCGAATTTTACTGTAAATTTATCCATTACTGTGGTCCCTCTGGCAATGCCTCAAATCTTTTATTACAAAGTAATTCAATAACTTTATCTCTATCAGTTAAAGCTACTCTCATATCGAATGATTCACACATTCCTGAGAACATTCCACCTTCTAGTTCTTGTAGAATTGAACTAGTATTCATTTCTGATACCTCGTCGAATATGCTTTCGAGGATTTGTTCATTTACATGGTTTGACATTTTTAACTCCTTTATCAATTTATAGTTGTATTATACCATAGTCTTTTGCAAATGTACATACCTTTTGTGAAAAAAAACCGCCTTTTTTTCAGCCAAAAAAAGGGGAGTTTGCACTCCCCCATGATTGTCATTATAAAAGGTTCTTATTGAACTTCTGCCTTAACAAAAGTATAGATACCATAGGCTAATGCAAGCCAAGCAACCCAATCTAATAGGCCGCCCAAGAGTAGGTAAGACAAAGAGACACCGACGATAACGCCACCATCCCAAGATGTTCTTTCAGCCCATCTTGCATGTACCCAATCTTTTGCTAGTTGTAACATATTATTCATATATTCTCCTCTATATTTTAAAGTCAGCAAACGTGTCATGACTGTCACGTACACCGAACTTGTTTATCGGCTTATCTGGTGTCATGTCAGACATGATATCAGATTGTGCCGACTCCTCTACATCATATAGTTTCATGCGGGAACGATCTACTCCGATTACGAATCTTCGAAATTTAGTAGGATCGTTGTAACGATTTTTCAATTGTTTTACCATTAACTGACCAAGTTCTTCTAGTTCCTCAGTTGAAATAAGAGCAAACATAAGATCTGCTGTTGCTGGTAAACCAAATGATTCAGATGTATCCTCTAGTCCTAAATCAGTATTTGAATATCCTGACCTGGTAGTCTGCGTTGCAGAGACTATTGGTACATTGAATTCTACAGCTAAGCCTCTCAGCTCTTCTGCAATTGCTTTTACATAGCTATATGTATTTATACTTCCTCCAAGCCCACGCATGCGGCTTGATGCACAAATATTTAAATAATCTATATAGATCATATCTGGGCGAAAGTTCTTTTTTAGCTTTAATTCATTAAGTAAAGCTCTAAAATGACCTGTATGAGCAGCGCCTGTTGGATATTCTTTAATAATAAGTTTACCAATAGCTCCTCTTGCAATCTTTCCAATTTTATCACTAAACACATTCTTTGGAAGAGATGATAGTTGTTCAATTGGAAGATTCATTAGATTCGCATCAATACGTTCTGCAATTCTTTCTTCAGCCATTTCCATTGTAATGTATAAAACATTCTTTCCTTGCTCAAGCACTGATGCTGCGCAATGACACATGAATAGTGACTTACCTACACCCGTACCTGCAAGAGCAATATTAAGTGTCTTATTAGGTAGACCACCTTTTGTTATTTTGTTAAAGTAATCAAGATCAAACGGTATACGATCTTCTTTCTTATTATAGAAATCAAACCTTTCATCTGAATTATCAATATAGTCATGTCCTATTGCTTGATCAAAAGAAACTCCAAGAGCATCTGATAGTATTTCAGGTATAGCACCTTCACTTCGCTCTTTATCTTTTCCATCAATAATAGTAATAGAATCCATGATAGCATTGTAGATTGCTTTTTCTCTACACCACTTTTCTGACTCTTGAATTAAATAATCAGTATCAACATCTGATTTAGAACTTATTTCAGATATAAGTCTTGATGCATTATTCAATACATCTTCAGGAGCATTTATCTTTCTTAATTCGAGTTCTAATACTTTTGATGTTGGTAGTTTATTATGTTTACCGACAAATTGAACTATAAGATCAAATACAGTTTTGTGAGTACCTTCAAAATATTCTTTCTTTAAATAAGGTACGACTCTTCTACAATACTCTTCATTATTCAGTAAATGATTCAGTATGTGAGTCGGTAGTTGATTCGTTATTTCCAATTCCTATAACTCCTAAATTATTATTATTTGCGTATTCTAAACTATCTGTTATTATATATTGCAATATCGCGCCAAGATAATTTTTAAATGATTCATCTTCATTTAATTCATCTACACTAAAATCAGCAGGATCTTGAATTGTGAAATTAAATGAAAGAGTTGCAATATCAAGTTCAGGGCTTTCTTTTACTCCTACTTGTCCATATACAACTATTACATCTTTCCACGTACCTGTTTTTAGTTTGACACCATGAAAGACACTATCTTCGCGCTCAACTATTGCGTAGTCTTTTTCAGATACCTTAAACATCTTCTGATTCGATATCTAAATCAATATCCAATAAAGGCTTATGACCAATTGAATAATAAGATCTTATAAACTCTTTAAAGTCTGAGTTCTTAAAGATTGGATCCCAAAACTTTTTAGTAAGAGTATCTTTTTCTCTAACCTTAGGTTCAAGTATTTCTCCTGTTTCCATATCAACTGCAGCATACCAGCCTACGTTTGGTTTAGTTACATATCCACCCGCAAGAGCTACTTCAAGTAGTCCTCCAAATGGTGCAATACCACCTTCCCATGTAACTGACACTGGAATCTTAGACTTTTCTTTTACAAACCTAGATTTTTCTACATTAATCACAAAGTTATAACCTTGAATCTCTGTACCTTTTTTCTGTTGTTGTCTTCCAATAATCCATATGTTATCAGCTGAGTAATAGATACCTGTACCACCTGAAACAACTGCCTTAGGAAACAATCCAATTTCTTGATAAGTGTGGTTTACAGCAAGTAAAGGGATGTTCTTCATTGTAAGATAAGGAGTGACCATTCGGAACAATCCCTTTAATGCTTTAGCTCTCGACATATCAGCAACTGATTTCTCATTGAGAGCATCTTCCAACTCTTTCTTAGAAGCAAGGTTACCAATTGAATCAATAACAATAACTACCTTATCGCCTCTTTCAATATTTTCGAGTTGGCCAACTAAGTCAAACTTTAATTGTTCGACATCTGTGATTGGTGTATGTAAAACTCTTTCTGTATCAATACCAAATGATTCGAAATAATTCTGTGGTGAACCAAATTCTGAATCATAAAATAGCATAACAGCATCTTCATATTTTTCTAAGTATGCAGCACCCATAAGTAAAGCAAAACTAGTTTTAAAGTGTTTACTTGGACCAGCTAATACAGTAAGTCCAGATGTAAGACCTCCATCCATATCTCCTGATAAAGCAACGTTTATCATTGGAACAGATGTTGATACAATATCTTTTTCAGCAAATAATACTGAATCCGAAAGAATAGCAGTATCTTTTATTTTACTATTCTTTTTAAGTTTATCCATTATAGACATTATTCTTCCTCCTCGGAATTAAAGTTTTCTAGTTGAGCAGTATGTAATGCAAATTCGATATCTGTTCCAATACCATTTGCTACTGCCAGTTCAGCAAATTGAGTCATGTCAGTTCTTGTCATACGACAAAACATTTCAACTAATTGTTTCATATCCATTATTTTCTCCCATGAAAGCCTCTCGGCAAATTAGATTGTTGTTGAAGTCTAACTTCTCTACGATGCCTAGCAACTGCTTCGGCTTTTTTTCGTTTTCTTTTTGCAGTAGGTTTTTCGTAGAATTCTCTTTTACGAACCTCATTAATAATACCAGCTTTTTCTACGGCTTTTCTAAATTTTCTTAGAGCCACATCAAAAGGCATTGGCCTTGCTGGTCTTTTATCTTTTGGATGCCTTTTACGTGGCATCAAACTAATACTTGGCATATATCACTCCATTTGTTTTAAATTTATAACTATTATTATACCATAAAATCAGACAGTTGTACACTGTTTTTTTCAAATTTAATGGCTTTTTTTCTATTGTCTTGAACTAAGAATGAGGTGTCTATCATATCTAATTGATTGTTAAGATATTTATATACTTGTTGTGATACAAATTCTGCGGTTTTAACAGGTACATTTTGACATATATGATTAAGAGTTCTTTTAGGATTAAGTAGTTCAAAATCATCTGGCATTCTCATGATATGTAATGCTTCTCTTACTGTAAGGAATCTATCTTCATCAGGATGAGTTAACATAGATGGTAAATGACCTACAAATGCTCCAACCTTATCACATGGTACTTCAACATTTTTTCTCATAATATTACCACCTGACTTTAATTTTTTATGCATTGTTAAACATCTATTGGCTTCTTTTTCAAATCCATTTTCTCTCATCCAAGGTTCAACCTGAGAATAATCTGTATGTTCTTCTATATAATCCATAATGTTTGCAGTTTTTTCTAATGAATGAGAAAATTCTTTATGTGTTATACCACCATGAATAACTTCTAATACATATCGATAATATGGATTTTCAGAAGGTATTTTATCATTACATAATATTTTACTCATTGGATCGAATGCTCTATTGCCCGCATCACGAATATCCTGTGCAATATTTCCTGGAGGTTCTTGTATATAATCTAACATAGGAACCTTATCATCTTTCCAAAAGAAATAAAATGATCGATCTCTTGTTTGACTTAATCCATGTAAAATAGACTTAGTTTGTAATAGTGAAAAGGTATATCCATTTGCATCAGCAATTTTTCTTAGTTTTTCTACTACAGGTTCACCCATTTTTGATGCAAGTCTTGGAGCATTTTCACCCCAAAATACTTTTGGTTGTACATTCTCTAAAACATATTTTGCGGAGGTAATCATCCAATCATTAGCTTCATTTGTAGAACTTGCAGATGTAGAAAGTGAGCTTAATCCAGCACATGGACATACAGTATTCACAACATCTACTGATTCAAGTTTAGGATTAGATGTTGTTGATAAATTAATATATGGAACTTCATGATTATAATAATGATTTAAATGTTCTTCATTCGCTTGAAATCCATCATAAGTCAACATATATTCTGGTCTTTTACCAAATACATTTTCCATAGCAAGAGTTGATCCTCCTATGAGTGGTACTATGCTTGCAAATTTCATCCGAAAAAATCCTCTAAATTATTTACTTCACTTTCATTAAAGTTCAATGTCTTGTCAATAATATCATCATATACAACTGTAGCATCACAATGTTCTTTCCAAAATTCAAACATCATATTTCTCCATTCATCTCTCATACCATTATCCTTTGATAATTGTACAATCAAATCAGTTTGTGGATTCTCAATATCAACAGCAATTGTTCCAGTATTATTACATTGACTAATTGGTTTACCTTGAACTCTATGAATTACATGATCACAAAAGTGTTTATGGAAAATAGGTATAACGCCTGCCATAAATGCATCTGTATGACAATATTCTACATTATCTCCATATATGTTATCTTTAAAATACATCAGATCAGAACCAAATCCACCTAAACTCATACGCTCAATCATATCATTATATGTGTATGGTGTATAAAGGTATGCACCTTTGTTTTCTTCTTCAGTACCGTATTGTGGTTCTTTAGTAGGATTGTTATCAATTTCTTTTTCTGGTCTAAAATAATTAACTACATCTCTTCTAATCTTTTGATCAAATCCGTCCTTATAAACTACCAATGGCCATTGTATTGAAGCTTCTAATCCCTCCAGCACTGTAATGAATCCTTTACTTCGATAATGCTCATTATGTAAATCAATCATAACATCTGGTCCTTTCCACATAGCAGAACGTCCGACCCATCGAATATATCGTGGGTCTTGGTCCTGAATTGGTTTCCATTTATCTTTTGTAAAGTTAAATCCTACACCCATGTTTGTAAGTGGTGTCTTAATTCCATTTTTCTTTACCCATAACCCAAATGGATTTTCTACATAATGGCACATTAAAACATCTACCTTTTCACATATTTCTTTTAATTTATAATTACGCGTAATAGATTGTATTTTATGGTCCACTTGAACTAATGATTTACGTACATTAATTTCATCAAGCATACGAATAAAATTATCTCCGCATTCTTCTGGATGAGACTTCGATGGTACACTAAAAACTATACATGCATCTAATTGATTTAATCTATTAATTACATCTGTACATGTCATTAAGTCTGGAAATCTTTTTGCTGGTTTAGATATAGTGTCCCAATCTGCACCTCTAAAATAATTAACTCTAAATTTCATAGAGTCCATTCTTTGCCATAGCTTATCAATAGTAGCAAATACTTCAACTTCTGGATATAGATTTTGAAACTCAACTACATTCTTAGTTAAGCCTACACCTTCTACACCTCTACCTAATAATATTCCTATTTTCATAATTTAACGATATCCTCTAATGTATGTGTTGGATTCATAAACTTTGACATGAATGGTACTTCAGTTGAAGCTGCATCACCCTCACGTCTTGGTCCGTATTCCACTTTAAAAAGTGGTCCATTTACTTCTAAAAATGTTTCAACATATTGTTTAACTGTATATGATTTACCTGAGCCTATAGGTTCATAATCAGACATAGCTGGTTCTTGATTTGCGGCCGAACAAATAGCTTTAGCTAAATCTTTTACATGCACATAATCTCTTACACATGTTCCATCGACTGTATCATAATCATCACCAAAAATTGTGAATGTTCCAGATTGAATTGCATTTTGTGTAGCTTGATATAATCCTTCTGGATTAGTAGGATTTCCTCCACCCACATTAAAGAATCTAAAAATTGTGTATTTTTCAAATTCTGCTTTAATCATATCTTCACAAACAATCTTTGATTTTGCATATGGATTTTGTGGATCAAATGCTGCACCTGTTGATGCGAATATCATCTTAGCATTTGGAAATGCATTCATAACATTGATAGTTCCCATTATATTTGTTTTATAATATGATACAGGATCTCTAACACTTTCACCACATTTAACCAATGCAGCCAAATGAATAACTACATCGATATCTCTATCTTTGTTAGCTGGATACGGTGTATTAATATCCCAAGTATCAATATCATGTTCAATAATATGAACTCCATTTTTTGTTTTTAAGTGTTGAGTTACTTCTTGGCCAATATAGCCTTTAGCTCCCGTTATTAATATTTTCATAATTTAATCTCTCCCTTAATGATGTTGTACTAAAAGAATGTTTCCTACTATTATATATGATCTTAATTTTGTTCTGTATACATAATTCTTTTCCAGTAAAATCTTTTCCTTTATAGTCTTCACCAATAATTCTTACACTCACTGGTAATGTTAATAATAAATCTAGTATGTCAGTTTCTGTTTGATATGTTACTATTTCATCGACGTATTTTATGCCAGCTAATTGAATTTGTCTTTCAACTAATGATTGAATTGGTTTATTCTTTTCTGGTCTATCGATTGTTGGGTCTGTTTGCAATGCTGCAATTAAATAATCACAATGTCTTTTTGCTTCCTCGAGCATGCACACGTGACCCGCATGCAAGAGGTCAAATGCAGAAAATGTGATTCCTATTCTACCTTTGTCTTTATATTCTAATCTCATAATGTATTAATAATTCCTGTTGCTAATATAATTGCTGCTGTAGAATTTAATATAATTAATGCTCTATCTTTCCAAATAAGAGCAACAACTAACCAACCTAAACATCCAATAAGCGATAAGCTTTGATCGTAAATTGTTAAATCTGGATTAGATCTAACAGACATAGCAATTAAAAGAATAATGCTTGCGGCCCATTTAATATACCAATCTAATGTTTGTTTTGGTGTTGCGCTTTTAAATATTCTTTTTGAATTCTCTAACTCTTGTTTATCGAATTTCGGTGACATATAATATACCTGCTTCTTCAAATAATTCTTTGGTTAATTCAGTACTTTCTAACCATTGTGCTGGAGTATCTTTTGAGAATGCCACTACTCTTTCTACTCCAACTTGTATTAAACCTTTTGCACACTCACTACAAACTGGTAGTCCATGTACATATATTGTAGAGTCCATTAAAGAAACTCCATTTTCTGTGGCATTATATATGCAGTTCATTTCTGCATGTACAACATACTTATATTTTATTTCTCGTATGTTATATCTTTCTGGATCGTCATCAATACCTCTTGGAAATCCATTATATCCAGTTGCAAGTATTTGTCTATTTTGACCTATTGCAACTGCGCCTAATTGACGACTAGGATCTTTTGACCATGTAGCAATATGCCTTGCTAATGCAAGGAAACGATAATCCCAATTATCTAACAAGATCGAAGTGTCTTTCATATACATGTAAATTTTGTACCTGCCAATAGATATTACCAGGATTTATGTTTAGTTCATCTGACATATCAAAAAGAACATATTCTTGCCATGCATAGTCATTTTTATATCCATAGACTACATCATTAGATCTCATTTGAACTACACAGTGTAATCGACTATCACGAATATAATAAGTAACTGCATTGGTACAAATAAAATCGTTTTTACCGTCTTCGTTATATTCATTCCAAATTGATGGACGATTATATACCATACAAGCTCTTCGACTATCTGGATTTTTTGAAAGTTCTTCAAGAGCATTTGCATATTGATCATGATACTTTTCACCAAAGATTAAAAGACCATAGTTTGAATTGATCTCACCTTTTTCATTTGCAGACATTTGCCAAGCTTTGGGTGGAGCTTTACTTGGTCCGTATATGTCATTTATATTTGTAGACATATCGTTATACCAATCTAATTCATGATCAATATATTCAAAGTTAGGTTCACCAAAGATAGCTTCTTCATCAGCAATAAAAGATGCACCAATCATTTCAATTGTTCTAGCACCTGTTTTATCAATTGTAAACTTTTTTAGTTTAAGCTCGTTAATAAAGTGTTCTCTGATATCAGCTACTTTCAACATTGTTTAAACTCCTATTTAAAAAATCTCTTGTTCCGTCTTGACCATCAATGCCATTTCTACAATAAGCAACTAGAAAAGAAGCATAATTGATTAGGTCTTTGCCTGAATCTTCGAGGGATTCAAAGTTAGGCACATAGTCTGGATCAGATTCCATTGCTTCTAAAACTGAATACATTCTTAAAGTTTTAGAATGAATTGTATCAAGAATAGAAGCAATACCTCTAGGGTAGTAATCTGCTTGTTTAATTCTTGAATGTGGATTCTGATAATCGTTAGATTTTTTAGCTTGAAGTTCTGCACATTCTTGTAGTACTTTTAGCGATTCTTTCATATTTTCTCCATAATGTTATTATTATACCATACTTCTGGCGAAATGTACACCATTTTTTTCAAATTTTTATCATATAAATAAATGCCGTGAAGCTCATAATAATCTGAAAACCTTTTTAGTTCTCTATCCCATTTATTTATCCAACCATAAACACGCCTAGGCATATTGCTTCTTCTTTCTTCCCAGGCGTTTTCTAAGTCCCATGCATATGTTACAAGTGTACGCTCTAATTTTTGAACTGATACTGAAGCTTTATGATCAACAGAACTATTATCAACATCGAATGTATCTTGATAATCTGCTTCATTGTCAGTATGTCCTAGATTTTCTATTGAATATACTTCAGGGGCATGACCTCTTTTTGTTTGAAGTAATATATCATTCTCAAAATCACGATCTTTGTCTTTTGGATTTGTTTGAATTTTTAGTGCTTCTTTAACTGCTCTTTCATGCCAAAAGACTTGATCTAATTCATCAATAGTAAAACTAATCTTCATACTTTATGCCTTGCTCATTGAGCGCAGCTCTATTCCACATATGTCCTTGTTGTACATCATCTTTTGATTGACCATGATATGGAACTGCATGAAAGTTTTTAACTATTTCTTCATTTACATTTAGTTCAACATCAATCTCATACACTGGATGTCCATCATTTTCTTTACTTTTAACAAAAAGCTCACCTAGTATTCTACCAAATTTACCTTTGCCATGTGATACTAAAAAGACTTCTTTATCTTTTAAAAAATCCTTTAAGAACTTTTTACTTTGTTTACCATAGAACTTTTCTTCAAGATCTCTGGTTCTACTTTCAGGGGTATCAATACCCATTAATCTGACTCTTTCATTTCTAAGCCAAACGCCAAATCCTAAATCGAGATCTATATCAACAGTATCTCCATCTACGACTTTAGTTACTTCTACTTTGTACTTATACATATTTTCCTTACTTATAAAATAGATGATTATCTATTGTAGTTACTAATTGCAATTGATTTGCCCAATAAGGTTTTACAAAGTCAGCATGATACCATAAAGCTCCTTCGGTGATGTCTGGATAGTTACCAGATAAAACCATATCAGCTACTTTAATTGAGTTTAACCATGTCACTGAATCTACTGGTTCATCAGATTTACCATCGCAGAACCAACTAAATTGACATTGATTTCTAATTGGTACCATATTACCAAGCCAGTTTTCTTTCATCTTTGCTTGATATATAACTTCACAAATACTATTAGGAAATAAATCACTGTTAGCTCTATTTATTACAACATGACTTACAGCGATTTGACCTGCAAAACTTTGATTTGCTGATTCAAAATAAATGTTTTGTGCAAGACAAAAACGATCTCCATTTTCATCTGATGCCTTTACTACCTGAGGTAATAATAATAGTCCCATTAATAATGCTCCAAATGCCATTCCATAGAGAAATGCTTTGAACATTGTTTTGCCTGTATAGTTTACTTCGTTATCTATTGCTTTTCCAAATTTACTCATATATTATTCTTAAAAACGAAATCAATCGCTCTTTCAGCCTCCTTTTCAAAATCACGTTTAGAATACCAATTGCCTGTATCATTATCCAAATCACGACAAAGATATTCAATCTCTTTTGAAGTAATAGGATAACCCTTTGACATCGCGTTACCTGCAGTGGTGAGCATTATTTCATACATTTTTGCATACCAACCAGTGCCTGTAATTCCTTTATAATCTTCTATTTGTCTTTGATTAACAAATGGACAGTCACGATATGATGTCCATGTAAAATTCTTATTGTTTAATTGATTGCGCTTTCTCTCCAATAAAGCTTCTTGTATTGCTGGTGGAAAACGATCGAACATTGTTTGATTAGGTTTGACATATGGATGCTTTGCCATAAGTGACATAGGATTCATTACTTCGCCATCATGAGAAAAAATAAAATTAAAACTGTCTTTATATTTTGCTGGTATATAATACATACGACTTAAATCTTTTGTTTGAGCATCAGCAATATCACCAATTTCTTTATTCAATGCGAACCAAAAATGTTTAATATCATCTTTACCAACACTTTGTGTTAAAGGAAATACTAAACGAAACTTGGGATTCTCAACTGTTGATGAAGCAGTTGAATAGCAAACATATCGATATTGAGAGTATTTCTCTTCGATGTCTTCCATTCTACCTTCATAATCATCGATATCAAGAATCCCAAAGCCGCCCCAAGCAAGGACGTTATCATTAGCCCGCGTTGTATCGGGGATGTATACCGCTGGACTAATTAAGGGAGCATCCTTTTTAGTAGGATACTTTGTTGATTCAGATAGCTTATACAATATTTGTTCAAACTCATCAAAGGACTCATAGTCCATTCGTTTGTCTGTTTTGTTATCGTATATACTATCGAAGATCGTTAAGCTTACCATGATTTCCTTCGTGTGAAGGAGCCTCCCAATTGTCTGGTTTAATTAAGTCTGGTACTCCAAGTGGATTTGGTCTTGATGGTTTAACACCAACTTCTTTTGCCATATTTGCTTTTAGGACTTCATCCCATGCTTTATATGGATCGACGCCAAATGCATCGAGTGTACCAATTGCTACAACACAAAGATCAATAAGACCATCAACAATTTCTTCTGAGTCCATACTAATTAAAGCTGTTTCAGTTTCATCGAGTTCTTCTCGTATAAAGTCTATACGAAACTCAAGGAATCTTTTAAGCTTTTCTTTATCAGCATTTTCTACCCATTCACGAGTCTTATACTTTGTTTGCATATCATGAATGTCTTTTACCCAGTCTTTGCTCATGTTACTATTTTCTTATTTGGTGTGACAATACCTGAACTCATACTTCTTATTTGATCTTGTAAATCGTCACCTGGTTCAACCATAAACATTACAAATCTTTTATCGATTGTAACTCCATTTTTAGCTTTTGTATAAGCCATGAATGGCATCATTCCTATTCTACCTTCTCCAGCTGGAATAAGAGTATAGCCATCTTTAATTGTAATAAGGTTTTCAGTCTCAGTGACTTCACCTATTACTTCCTCACCTGAGGATAAACGTACTAATAACATTTTTTTTCTCCATAAGTATATCTATTATACCACATTTTTACGCATTTGTAAACAATTAATTTCATTTTTTTATCCAAAGAAATCCTCTAATGAAGCAACTTCTTCTGATGTCCAACCAACTGCTTCCAGGATTGGATCGATTGGATCGAGGAAAGTCTTTTGGAATTGTAGCTCATAATCAATGTAATTATTAAGTCCAAACTCTTCTGGAAGGTAGTCTGGAAATGCAATTACATTTTCATGAATTGTGTTTGGTTTTCGGAGATAAAGAAACTTAATCTTATCTCCATTATTGATGACAGTATATTTCTTTTGTAGTGCCATATCACCTATAAGTTTATTGTACATAATTGATCCACGCACATGTATAGGTGTACCTTTTTTATAGATCGTATCCCTTGCTTGAAACTCGCGAACTTTACTCACTCCTCGAGGAAAGGCAATCAGATCTGGCGGTAGAGTTTTGAAATAAGATTTGAATTGCTCAATTGCTTCTTGTACAGAGGCTTCATCCTTTTCCATAATAACTCTAAAGATTCTTTTTAAAGCATCACGACATGGTGCAGGTGTAGAAGATTTAATTGCTTCAATACCCATGATTTTTAATTTTGGCTCAGCATATCTTACACCTTCATTGTCATGTACATTAAGGATGTACCTTTTCTTTGCTGTCCATAGACCACGATCTGCGATTGCTTCACGTTTCATAACCATTCGATTATCTACACCGCCAAGCATATTAAAGAGATCTGCATAAGCTTTTTCAAGCTCTGGTTCAAGTGCTTCTTGACATATCTTATCAAGAAAGTCAATAGTATTGTTGGGTTTAAACTTTTGAACTAAATCGTCTAAGCCCACATACAGAGAGTCGGTGTCGATTGCGACGATATAGTCTTTCCATGTTGTGTTTTTGAGCACACGATTAAGATAGGAGTTGAGCGCATATTCGGCCCATCGAATTGTAAGCTGTCCTGTAAGGGTAATGGCTTCTGCGATTCTTTGGTCGAAAAAGCGAAAATAACGATTACCCATAGCACCATACAAAGAGTTAAGAAGAATCTTAATCGCCACTTGTTGGTTTTCAGCGATTGCAATATCTCGTTCAATGTTGTATAATTCTTGTTTGTCATTTTTATCTACCTTTTGTAATTTCTTTTGAGCATCAATCATATCTTTTTTGATTTCAACTCGTTCTTTATACATTTCATCAACAATAAAAGGAACAATACCCGTTGTGTCAGTTTTAAAGTATTGACCATTTGCTGCCAATGCTTTACCTTTATTGTCTGGTTTAGATGATTGAGTAAGTACTGCTTCAATATCAAATTGAGTTATTTCTCCATTTGCAATTGTTTCTGGAGACATATTGTATTGCATAATGATCGAAGGATATAGCGAATTTAAGTCAAATGAAACAATGTTATCATGTATTCCAACCTGTGGATCTTTGACAAAGCCGCCTGGATATGCTGACTTTGTTTTATCTTCAGCAAATGGTACAACAATTTTATTCTTATAAAGTCTTCGATAGATGATCGTATCCCAGATGAGAGTAGTACCAAAGGTATCATTATAGTTTACACCACCTTTATATGCCATAGTCATACAAAGAGTAATCAATCCAAGTTTATCTTCCAAGCGATCTACTAGCTCTACGTCTTTAATATTATAGTCAATAAACTTTTGATGATTGTATTTGTATAGTGTATGTAGATTAGAATATTCATCATAACTTAGTTTCTTTTCACCAAGAACTACATTTGCAATATGATCAAGTTTATATGATTCTTGTGGACCATATGAGTATCCAAACTTTTTGAAAAGATCAAGATAATCTAAGATAGAAATACCTTTAAGATCATAGGACGTTTGTGTTCTACCCATTGTTGTAATATCTCTTCTATCGATCATTTGCCAAGGACTAAGTCTTTTAACATATGCTTCACCAAGCATACGATTAATACGATTGACAAGATATGGAATATCAAAGAACCGTACGTTCCAGCCAGTCACAACATCAGGACTATGATTAGTCCAATGAGTAATAAAGTTAATTAATAGATCATCTTCACGTTCAAATTTTCGATAGACAACCATGTGATCTTTCATATAAGATTGATCTTTATCATAGTCACCCAATCCCCAAATGAAATATGTATTGTTAATGTTGTTCTTTAATGCGATTGAAATGATCTTATGATCTGCTTTGTCTGGCTCAGGGAATCCATCGTCAGATGCAACCTCAATATCGATTGTTGTTACATTAATTAGATTACGATTAAACTCAACATCTCCAGGATAATAATCGTTAATAAACGCTGGAATATATTTAGTGTTTCCATAGATTTGTTTTCCAGCAACATGTTTGTTTGCTGTCACATACTCATTCGCACTTCGCATAGAATCAAATCTTTTACCAGCATTTGCAATACCTACAGGCGTCCCATCAAGTGCTTTCCACTCTGTGGGAAGATTTGTGCTCGTAAAAAGGATTGGTTCGTACTTGATTTTCTTTTCAATTCTTCGGCCATGATCATAGCCTCGAAGTAGAATCATATTTCCATAACGAGAAACGTTAGTGTAGAATTGTAACATAATGTATATTATACCATAGTTCGATGCAAATGTACACCGTTTTTTTCAATAAGGTTGGGGGTAATTTCTTACCCCCGCATGAATCAAAATGAGAGAGATGTTAGGTAGATTGTTAAAGGTGCCAATGTTAATGTTGTCATGCTTATCAATACTAATCCTAGGGTCTCTCTTACATCATCATATTTTAAGAACATGTGTATTAGTTCTTTCATAGTTATCTCCAGTAAAATGTTTATTACAATCTACTGGGATTGCTTCGCTGATACTAGCCTTTCAAAAAAGATTTTTTCTTTGATGCCCCAGCAGACCCTATATCGATCTTCCTAGGACGCTTTTCTTCAGGAAGTTCTACTCTAGCAAAAACCACGAGTATTCCATCCACAAGATCCGCACCATCTATTACGACAAATTCTGAGAGTCGGAAGCTTTTCTCAAATTTGCGAGATGAAATGCCTTTATATGCGTATTCACGCTCATCCTTTTCTACTTCACCAGAGATTTTAAGAATACCGTCTTTGAGCTCGATATCGATATTATCTCTTGTAAATCCAGCCACTGCAAGTTCGATGAGAAATTTTTCATCATCGATTTTTACTACGTTGTGTGGTGGATAATTATTACTATTAGATCTAGCACTTGAATGAATCCTTTCTAAGTCTTCAAACAATGTATCAAATCCAACAAAAAGCGAACGTGGTACGTTCAAGTTATTTCTTACTACCATTTTTATTTCCTCCTATTAGTTAGCAAGGTTAATTTGAATCCCGACCATCGGCGATTCAGTTATATTTATACAGGTTTACTCCTTAGTTTGAGTATTTCCTATATTATATTTTGGACAAAGCTCCCATTGTGACTTTTCCTTGAATGGAATTACTTTGATTTGTCTTAAAGGAGCAATGTCCTGTGCGCGACTTGGATCTACAATAGTTATCAGACCCCAGTCAGCGAGTAGCGTAGAGATAGTATTCCTACGCTGAATATCATTCTCTAATAGATTGCTTGGTTTGCCATCTAAGAGAAAGAGTTCTTTAAAATGTACAATAAAGTATCTGCCTTGTTTATGTAATATATGACATGACTGATACAGCTTTTGATCTTTACGTGATGCGACACCAATACGTGTCAAAGTCTCTCTTATTTTTAGAAAGTCATCGGGTTCGTTAAGAGTGACTTCCAACATTTCGGTTGGTTGCCAATTTGTGATTTGTTTATTTTCGTTTTCCACCTTTATAAATCCTATTCTTCAATTCTTCAATTTGTTCATTGCTCATTAATGATAATGCGGATTTAGCCTTTTCATTGCTATACCCATAATATTCTTTGATGAGTTCGAGATTAGCCACCTCCTGTGGTTTGACCCATTTGGACCATCTCTTTTTCTTCTTAATTATATTTATAAAAAAATCAAATTGAAGGCGATGGTCTAAGTGATGGAAACGATTCATCTCATTGGCATAGAGAATAGTATCACGAAAGAATGAAAGTCCACGATTGATTATAAATGGATTATACTCTTTCTCTGCAATATCATCCACCATGACATCTTTCTTAGTTTCATTGATTGCTTTTAAGTAATCAAATGGGTTCATTTGAATTTTACTCCTGCCATAATTTCTGTACAACATGCAACCATATTTAATTCATGATCTGCAACAAAACTATTTTTATATTGATAGTCTGCAAGTATGAGGACCATCTGTGGAATACTAGATGGTTCAACATGATCATTCATATTATCATACATCTTACGAAACATAGATGCTGGTTCAATATCGATGTTATCAGCAACCCATTGTCTCATCTTTTTAAAGTCTTTCATTTTTAAAGAACTCATAAGTGTATCAATAGTAATATCAGTAGCATTTACAAGAATGCCGCTATCAATCTTACCAAAGGTTGAATATCTTTGTAATTCATTGATTGTTCTTCTAAAGTCTGGAAAGTATTTCATT